TATTGAATCATAGTAACCAGCATCCTGGAATACTGAAACAATAAGACCAGTTCCGTCAATTGCTGTATCGTGGATATGCTGTCTAAGATCAGCGGTATCGGAGAATGTAGCAATCATAATCCACTCACCCTGATCAGTAGAATAGATAGATAAGTGGCGTGATACTGTATCAAACCATAACTGTCCATCTACTGGACTTGCTGGTGCAGATGCCTCAGTAGGGACAATTGGTGTTCCTGTCCCTACCAAGTTATCTACATAAAGTTTTGTTGCTGCATGTGTATTAAGGGTAGGAGTGGCAACTGTTACAGTTCCACCAAAAGTACCGCCATTGGCTACATCTAGCCCATGCTTTACTTTAAAGTCTCTATTCGTTGTTGCCATTCCTAGCCTCTTTTCCTAATTATGCCTTGATGTAAGTCTTGCTTACCTTAACAGCAGTGTCTGCTGCTGCTGCTGTTACCTGTAGAAGAACATTTCCTGCAGAATAAACTGCATCTGTTGTTCCTAGTTGAGCGTTGCTTATTACATCAGCGTACTCTGTTACGTAAACGTTGCTTGATCCATCTACTGCCACTAACATTTCAATTACTTCAATGTCAGTACCCTTCTTCATCTGAATTACATACTTAGCAGCGGTATATGTTGCTGCTGCAAATGTATCAATTGTTGTTGCTGAAGTACCAGCAGTTGCAGTTGCAGAACCTGTAAGAGTATCAGCAAAACCAACAGATGTTGCAAGTGCTGCACCAAGTGTTGGTGTAACAAATGTTGGGCTATTGGTAAATGCTACTGTTGAAGATCCTGATTCATCAGTAAGTGCTGCTGCAAGGTTTGCAGAAGATGGTGTTGCAAGGAATGTGGCTACGCCAGTTCCAAGACCAGAAACATCATTTGCAATTCTTACTGTAAGTGTGTTATCTGCACCACTGATTGTCTTGTTTGTAAGAGTCTGAGTTGCTGCTGTTTCTAGTGTACCGTTTAGGTAGAACGCCTTACCAGAAGCAAGGTTGATATGCTCAGAGAATGTCCATGCATCAGTTGCATCTACCCAGTTAATGGTCTTGTCTGTAGCACCCTTAAGAGTAATACCACCACCGTCAGCGCCTGCATCTGTTGGAGATGCTACTGAACCAAGTGTAAGGTTCTTGTCATCAACTGTGATTTCTGTTGAGTTGATTGTAGTTGTTGTACCGTTAACTGTTAGGTCCCCTGAAAGAACCAAAGATGTACCAGTTGCAGCACCAATGTTTGGTGTTACAAGTGTTGGGGTATCAGCAAAAACAAGTCCGCCAGTACCAGTCTCATCAGAGATTACTGTGCGAAGTTCTGCTGAAGATGTTGCTGCAAAAACATCCAACTTATTATTTGTAAGAGCAACAGTACCTGTAGCGTCTGGCAAAGTAATTGTACGATCAGCAGTAGGATTTGTTACTGTAAGAGTTGTCTCATTAGCATCTGCAGATGAACCTTCAAAAACAACGCTTGAGTCATTAAGTGTAAGACCAGTTACTACTGGGCTTGTAAGTGTCTTATTTGTAAGTGTTTGAGTATTTGTTGTTCCAACTACAGCACCTGTTGCACCGTGTGTTTCTGTAAGACCTGCGTGTGTTGATACATATCCTGAAGCAGTTGATTCTGCTGCAGATTGTGCTGAAGATGCTGCACCATATGCATCATATGTGTTTGCAGTTACAGAAATTGCTCCTGTTGTGTCATTGTATGAAAGGCCAGTTCCTACTGAATTACCAATAGCGTCTTGTGCTCTTTCATCTGTAAAATACTTGTTTGTTGAACCTTCTGAAAGTCCATCAGTGCTTGATGGAATATCTGAAGTAAGTGCTACTGTACCAGTAGCGTTTGGAAGTGTGATTGTGCGGTCTGCTGTTGGGTCTGTTACTGCAAGAGTTGTTTCGTAATCGTTTGCTGTAGCACCTTCAAAAACAATGCTCTCTGTAAATACACCAACTGCTGCTGGGTCTGACCACTGAACGCCGTATGTTGCACCTGACGCTGCTGTAAGAACTTGACCATTTGTACCAACGCCAAGACGTGCTACTGCATCATCTGCGCTACCTACAATTAAATCACCTTTAGCGTCAACGACGCCTGCTGTTACTACATTCTTTCCGTTGACAGTCGCAGTTGATCCCTCAACTACCAGTCCTGCCTTTACTCTAAAATCTTTTGTTACTGTTGCCATTTTTTATATCTCCTTAGTTAGGCCTTTAGACCAATACGCAAATAGCGCAAGGTTATCGGGGTTTGCCCACCTACAGGTACTACAGTTAGTGAAACTGTATCCCCTGCTCTAGACACGGAGATGGTGCCAATATTCCCATCATTGTCTACTGTTCCATATTCACTGACGTTTACGTTTGTAGCATCAGGAACAATGGTTAATTCTGTTGCGTAGTACTTATTTGCACCACCAGCAGTTTTCTTGATTGAGACCATGTACTTAACTGATCTCCATTCGCTGGCAAGGAAGTTATCAAAAATTGTTGAATTTTCAATGCCATTGATAGTTACTTCATTATTACCATCAGAACCAAGGTCTGTTGATCGTGCTGAAGTGCTGTCAATCAAATCTTCATAATTTGTTTGACTTGGACGGTCACCTGTCTGAAACAGAGACTTTATACTAGTAATTGATAACTTAGCCATGTTTGTATTATATCATGTATTTTAGAGTATATAGTTAGAGATACCAATAATTTGTAGCGGGATTGCTGGGATATTGGCAATAGAGTTTGGTATCTGTATTGTTGTAAATCTTATTCTAAATGGTAGGACTGAGTTTATCCTTACCCCACGATTTTGTTCTATAATTTCGGTATTTGGAAAAGAAACTCTATCAATAGATCTTGTAAAAACTGGGGTATTACTATTTATAGTAACTGTTGCCATTAGTTTGTAACATCCTCAAGGAGAGTAATCTTCCCTTGAGCAACTGTCCAAACAAGCGTGTTTTGTGGAAGACGAATTTCAATATCAAAAATATCATTTGTTCTTAGCAGCGTGGTTTGGGCGGCAGTTAGATTAACCTTAAACTCACCATCACCATCTGACAAATCTTGCTCTGGCATAATTGTAAAAATCAAAGTTGCAGCATCTGTAATTATTTGAGGATTAACTGGAGTAGTAGGTCTTTTAAATTCTACTTCAATGTCCCAATCAGGAATAACCAAAGGCTGCTTTGAATCATCTGTAAGATAAACCATAAAGGAGGCTGTATCTCCTTTTACGATTGTCCAATTAACAAATGGTGGTTTTTCACCAATGTCGTATGTAGATGCGCCTTGCCCTCTATATGTAGCCATAGTTCTTTTATTATATCATATAAGTAATGCTATATTTTGTTATCAAAACGTTATAATTGTATTTTAGTACAAAACGGACATTAGTTTGTACTTACGAGTAGAATAGTGCTATACTTAATTTGAGACCTAAAAAGGTCTCATTCGTTTCTTAGGAGGTAAAAACTATGAGAGAAACTAAAGTGTGGTTAGGGGTAATGTTGTTGGTGGTTTCATCTGCTGTTTTTTCAAACAATGCAAATGCTACTACAAAAAACAATTTACTAAGTCAGTCAGCCCAAGAACAAGATACCGCCCATAAAGCGGTTTTTTTGGTTTCTAAGGCAGAAATATTAAAAAAGTATGAAAATGCACCAACTCTTTCAGACAAGGATTTGGCGCTAGTTCTAAAAGCAGTAGGGTTTAAAGGACAGGACTTGAAAGAGGCCTGGGCAGTTGCAAAGAAAGAATCAAATGGGCAACCAATCAGATTCAATGGCAACACAAAAACAGGAGATAGTTCCTATGGACTATTTCAGATTAATATGATTAGTGATCTAGGTCCAGAGCGTCGTGACAAGTTTAATCTTGACACAAACTTTGACCTATTGAATCCTGTCGTCAATGCACAAATTGCATACCATATGAGCGATGGTGGTAAGGACTGGTCTGCTTGGCACGGTATAACAGCCAAAACCAAGATGTGGTTAAAGAAGTTCCCACAAAACATTTAAGTATAAATAAAAAATCCCCCTTGGCTATATGCCTTGGGGGTATTTTTTTTATTTATGGGTTTTATCTTGCCTAAACATGTTTTTGTATCTATCAAAAAATGTT